TTTGCTAGAAGCTATTCTAGGACCCTGAATCAGTTTAGACGGTTGAGGTGAATATTCCATGTATGATTTTGCAAAAATAGAATTTGAGAAACAATATGATTCCAAAATGACAGTGAAAAAGAACCAGCAGGTCAAAGAAGGGACTATAACAAAATCTAAGTGGGTTGCTGTGAATGGTCTGAAAGATATACCTTGTCGCATCTCGAAAAAACAGATTACTCCAGTTAGTGAGGGAGAATTTGCAGGTATCTCTTATTCAATTTCCTTGTACTGCGATCCATTACTGGAAATTGAACCCGGGAGTCGCATATCTATTACTGATCTTTATGGTGTAGTAAGAGAGTATAAACGCTCATCAGAAGGCTTTTCTAGTTACAGAACACACCAAGAGATTTCAATTGTAAGGGATGATAAAGCATGAGTTCGGATTTCATTTATGATGAGTTTTTGGCTTTTGCTAATAAATTTCATAAGAACTTGCAAGAAGAAACGTTTATCGTCGATGTCATGAATAAACTAGGAAATCTTATGATTCGAGAAGTGAAAATGAAAACGCCAGTCGGTAAATATGATAATTCTGTATTTTTCGTCTCGAATGGAAAGCTGCTTGTTTTTGAAGCTGGTAGCACAGCACGAACAGGTGGAGAATTGAGAAGGAATTGGATCCTTGACGGTGTGGAAAGCACTGGTGATGGATATGCTGTTACGATCTCAAACAATACGGAATATGCATCATATGTTGAGAACGGTCATAGGAAAGCAGATCATTCTGGATGGGTGGAAGGCCAGTTCTTTTTGAAGATCACGATGGAAGAAATTCTTGATCAATTACCAAAAATCGTTGGTCCGGCGTATGAAGAATATTTGAGAGGATTTGGTTTTTCATGATCGATGTAACGTTAGCAATTGCAAACGAACTTTCTAGAATCGTTCCTGATGCGGTCATCTACCGGGAAAATCAGGAACAAGGATTCCGAGAGCCGTCTTTTTATATCTACGAAATCATGGCTGATAGTAAGGGCGAATTGATGTCATATGAGAATCGCAAACATCTATATTGTGTGATGTGGTTTCCTGATACAACAACAGATGATCCTGGTGTGAAAGAGCAGTGTGAAAAAATGCGTAGCAAGCTACTAGATGAGTTTAATCGTCTGGATGGCTTATCTGTTGGTTTGTTAAATAGAGAGGCTAAAATCGAATCTGGTACGCTCAATTTTACATTTAAAATCAGATATCGAGTTGCTTTTGATAATGAAATATCAAAAATAGACTCATTTGAACAAAAAGGAGGTTTGAAAAGTGGCAAGACCTAAAAAAGCAATTACAGAGGCAACAGTCGAGAATATTGGAGAAGAGATTGCGAATGAAGAAACCAGTGAAGAAAAAAAGTTCCCTAAAGAAGATGTTATTCTTTCAGCAGATTTTTCTCCAATTGATCGAGATTTTTTAAGCGGCTACTTAGAAGATAAGAAATACACAGTGGCTGAGGCTAAACAGGCCTTAAATAAAATAAAAAAAGGAGTTGTAAATTAATATGGCAGGTGGAACATGGACTACACAGAATAAAGTACGACCAGGAGCATATGTTAACGTTCGTTCCAATGGGAATGTCGGGACATCTGATTCAATTACGGGAGTAGTGGCTTTGCCATTGGCTCTAGATTTTGGGCCAGAAGGCGAAGTTATTGAAATTAATGTTAGTTCAGATCTGACTAGATTTGGATACGACCTAACACACGAAAAACTTTTGTTGCTCCGAGAAGCATTAAAGCAAGCTGCAACTGTATTACTTTATCGAGTAGGTAGCGGAGGAAAAGCAGCAGCTGTCGAAGGATCTCTATCAGTTACGGCACTATACGGTGGAACTAGGGGAAATGACATCAGTGTTATTTCAAAAGAAAATGTAAATATTACTGGAGCTTTTGATGTTGAGACATATCTTGAGGGCCGATTGATTGATTCTCAGACGGCAAAGACGATCGGCGAATTAAGCAATAATCGGTTAATTTCTTTCACTGGCGAAGGAGATTTAACTGCTTTCTCGATTGTCTTAGAAAATGGATCTAATACTGCAGCAACGGCGAATGACTATATGACTTTCTTTAGCAAGATTCAAGTATATGATTTCAATACCATTGCTTTGCCAGTCAAAGATGAAGTTACAAAGGCTGCGGGCGCTTCTTTTATCAATCGCATGAGAAATGAAGAAGGCAAAAAGTGTCAATTAGTAGTTGCGGGTTATGCGGCTAATAGTGAGGCTGTTATCAACATTAAGAATGGTGTAGTGCTGTCAGATGGCACCTTAATTTCTCCCGAACAAGCAACAGCATGGGTAGCAGGAGCTTCGGCGGCAGCGGGTGTTGCGACATCGCTAACTTACAAAGCTTATGATGGTGCTACTGATGTAACACAACGGTACTTAAATTCGGAGATCATCACTTCACTGCAGAATGGTGAATTCGTATTTACAGAAAAACGAGGATCTGCTGTTGTTGAGCAAGATATTAATAGTTTACGCTCATTCACTACCGAAAAAAGTCGAGACTTTGCTAAGAACCGTATTCTTCGAGTATTGGATGATATTGCTAATAACTCAAAGAAAACATTTGAAGATAATTTCATTGGAAAAGTAAATGCAGATCAGGACGGCAGAGAGTTATTCAAAGCCGATCGTATTAGCTATTTCAATTCATTGCAAGGAGCAGGAGCAATCACGAACTTCTCGGCAGATGATGTTGTGGTAGAAGCAGGAAATGATAAAGATTCTATTGTACTTAATGTACAAGTTCAGCCAGTAGACGCTATGGAAAAACTTTACATGACAGTGCAGGTCTTATAAGAAAGGGGAATAAAAGAATATGCCATTTTTAAAAGCTGGGGACGTGATTTCTGGTCGTGAAGGGACTGCCTTTATGACCATTGATGGCCGGAATATTCCGATGTTTTGGTTAAAAAATATTGAGGCTAAAGTTGAGTTAATCAAAACGGAAGTTCCGGTTTTGGGTAAACGAATGAATCAACAAAAAGTAACTGGGGCTAATGGTACAGGATCGATGACTATTCACAAAGTAACCAGTGAATTTGCAGCAATCGGTATCAACTACCTTAAGTCGGGAAAGATTCCTGATATCACAATTAAAATTACAAACGATGATCCCAATAGCACCGTAGGTCGACAATCGACGCTTATTAGTGATGTTATTTTTGATTCTATCGTTATTGCGAAGTTAGATATTGAATCAGAAACATTAGATGAAGATGTTGACTTTACATTTGCAGATGCTGATTTATTAGATCAGTTTGTTGAACCATCACTAGGATAATTTAGGAGGAGACACACATGGATATCAAAAGTTTTATGATTGAAGCACAAGGCGGAACAAAAGAAGTCGAATTTGATCGGTTTGAAGAACCATTTGTTATTGAAGCAATTTCAGAAACCGAAAATGATCGCTTGAAAAAAGCGAGCACCTCTAAACGGCGCAGTAAATCAGGAAATACTATCAAAGATCTTGATACTGATCGATATGCAGACGCTTTGCTATCTCGATGTGTAAAAACGCCTGACTTGCACAATGCAGAACTGCAAGCTTATTTTAAAACGGAAGGATCGGCTTCTGATACATTGAAAGCAATGTTGCTTGCAGGTGAATATGCAACACTATCAAAAGAAGTATTAGAGCTTAACGGTTTTGATGAGGACGAAGAAGATCTTAAAGAAGATGTAAAAAAATAATGGAAGACGGCGAATCCGGTGAGTTTTGGTATGCATATCATGCGTACCATCGCAATGGGATGACGCCGTCTATTTTTTCAAATCTTCCCAAAAGAGAAAAAGCAATCGTTATGGCTTTCATAGATATCAATATTGAAGCAGAAGAAAAGGCTAATAAAAAAATGAAGAAGTAGGTGGATTCTATGGCATCTCTAGAAGCGAGCTTAAAGCTTCTAGATCAATTCACCGCAGTTCTCAAAACAATCGATAGCGCCTTAAATCATACAACGCAAACCATGAGTTCATTTAAGCAAACAGCAGCTGGTCCGGCTCAAGCATTACAGCAAATGGCCACAGCAGCTGCTAGTGCTGTTAGCAAGATGAATTCAAGTATTCGAAGTGGATTAGATGTTGTGATGAATGTGGTTCGCTCGACTACCGAGAGAATCTTAACGCTATTCGGGAACTTCGGAAATCAAATTTCGACGAAGCTAAATCTTGGAGGTGTGACCTCAAAAATATCTTCAGCATTTAGCGGAGTGACCAATAAACTTTCATCTGTATTTTCTGGTCTAGGAAAAATAGCAGGATCCGCTTTTAGTTCAGTGACGTCTGCTGCTAAGAGTTTTGGTTCAGGAGTATCATCAGTATTTACTTCAGTGATTGGGCATGCTAAAAATTTTGGCAGTAACCTAGGCAATGCATTTAATGGCGCGAAAAATTCGTTCAAGCAGTTTGGCCACGATTTAAAATCAGGCTTTTCAGGAATCAAAGAATCTACAGGACAAGCAACAAATGGTGTGAAAAGTTTTGTTGCTGCTATTGGCTTGATGAAAGCTGCAAGTGCAATAGTAAATACTGTCAAAAGTTCGATCGATGGAGCAATTGATCGTTTTGATACGCTGAATCAGTTTCCTAAAATGATGCAAGCTGTTGGCTTTAGTGCCGATCAAGCCGCAACTGCAAAAGATAAGCTAGTGGCGGGGATCGATGGATTGCCAACTACTTTAGGTGAGGTTGTAAGCACTACACAGCGTATCGCCACAATGACCAAAGATTTGGATGGGGCTACTAAAACAACGTTGGCCCTAAATAACGCATTTTTGGCATCTGGTTCAGATTCTGCAAAAGCCTCGCAAGGTCTAGAGCAATATATTCAAATGCTCGGTAAAGGCGAAGTGGATATGCAATCTTGGCGATCGCTTCAAGATACTATGGGGGTTGCTCTAAATGAAGTTGCTGAATCTTTTGGTTTTGCTGGTCGTTCTGCTCAGAATGATTTGTACAAAGCCTTGCAAGAAGGAAACATAACTTTTGATCAGTTCAACAACAGAATCATTGAAATGAGTGAGGCAACTGGCGGATTTGCAGAACGTGCTTTGATTGGTTCTGAAGGTATTAAGACGAGCTTTAAGAATATCAGAACAGCTGTTACGAACGGCGTTGAGGGGTCCATAAGGAAAATAGATTCCTTAGTTGAAAAGATTACTGGGAAAAATATTGCTAAAAACTTAGATGGTGTGAAACAAAAAGTTAAAGATGTTTTCGCAGCGATTAATGGAAACGATCAAAAGACTGGTCTGTTGGATCGTTTACCAGGAATGATTGAAAAGGTTACTCCTTATGTGAACGTATTGAAAGGCGCCTTTAATGATTTGAAAGGACCGATTGGCGATGCAATCAATGCAGTCAAGAAAAGCCTGTCCGAATTAACAGGATCCTTTGGTAGTCAAAAAAGCGTGGCTAGCTTTCAATCGTTTGTCGATGGAATAACGGAGAGTATATCTAAACTTGCAGGTTTTGTTGAAAAACATTCAGATTCAATTGCTAAATTAATTTCATTGTTACCCAAATTAGCTGCTGCTTTTATTGGGTTTAAAATCGGCAAAGGAGTTTTATCACCATTCCTTACATTTGGGAAAGGATTAACCACTGTCTTATCCGCTACTGGTAAATTAGGTGGTAATTTGGCTGGTAACTTTTTAAGTATTTTTGGTTTTGGAAAGAGCAAACCCGGGAGCGATCCTTCGGGTGGCTCCGACATGGGTGCAAAAACCCTAATTAGTCCATTAAATACTTTCTTAAATACAATGAACGGTTTTGCAAAAGGCGCAACAAACCTAGCGCTTGTTTTTGGAGTTATTTTATTGATCAAGCAAGCAGCCCAAGCTCTCAAAGAAGTAAGTGAGAAAATTCCTGATAATTTGGCTATGCTATCAGTGAAACTGGGAATGATGGCAGCTTCATTGGCTGGTATGGGTGTTTTTGTTGCCGCTGCAGGACTAATTGCTAAAAGAAATCCAAGCGCTGCAATAGCGGGTTTGGCAACTGTTGCTGCACTATCAGGAAATATTATTTTGGCGGCAGAAGCTATGAAACAAATTGACTCAAAAGTACCTACTGATATAGCGTCTTTTGGTGCAAAACTTGGAAACATGGCAATTGCACTTGGCAGCATGGCGGCTATTGTGGGAATTGCGGGTGTACTGGCAAATCTTAATCCTTCAGCTGCAGTAGCTGGATTGGTGGTTGTTGCTGCGCTAAGTGTTGAATTAATCTTAGCAGCAGAAGCTATGAAACAAGTGAATAATAAGGTTCCAAGCAACATAGGGGATTTCTCTTCTAAAATTGCAAATATGGCGATAGCTATTGGTAGCTTATCTCTGCTGGCCGGCATCATAGGATCAGTCATGGCTACAGGAATTGGCGGAGCAATCATTACAGCGGGTCTGTTAGCAATTGCAGCCGTTGCCACTGATTTGATTCTTGTTGCTGAAGCAATACAACAAGTCCAAAACAAGGTCCCTGATGATCTGTCTGGAGTAAAAACAAAGATCGACAATATTGCTGAAGTAATTGGATATTTTTCTGACAAAAATTTGGGCAATATCTTCAGTGTGTTTAGTAATGCTGTAGGTATGCTAAATACTGCAGTAGTCGTATCTAACTTATCGAAGTTTGTTGAAATTGGTAACGCAATGATCGATCTTCAAACAGTAGTTTTTTCAAGAACAGCTGTGATGGGGGCAATTGAAGACATTCAATACTGCATGGATGCTTTGACCAATGGTAGTTTCATAAGCAAGTTTGGAGCTTTAGCTAATAGCAGCTTAGACACTGGGACAACCTCTAATGTAGAGAAAATACTCGATACCCTAATTCAAATTGGTAATAGTTTTCAGAAATTGGAATTAGTTTTATTTACTCGAAGCGCAGTTGAAAAATCTATTCTTGATATTCAAAGTGCAATTGATTTATTGACTAGTGGAAGTCTATCAACAAAATTGAATAATTTCATAGGCAGTGGTTTTGACAGTGGAACTGTCAATAAGGTCTCTGAGACTATTGATACGCTGATAAAAATTGGAAATCAATTTGTTAAGCTACAATCAACTGTTTTCTCTGCAAACGCTGTTCAATTGGCTATCGATGATTTGCAAAAATGTATCGATATGCTGACTGGAGGTGGTTTGTGGGATAAACTAAAAAACTTTTTTGGAAGTAAAATTGACACAGGTACTTTGAACGAAGTCAGTCAAGCGATAGACGTACTGATTCAAATTGGTCAAAAATTTTCAAGTCTGCAAGGTGTTCTGTTTACACCAAGTGCAGTTCAGCAAAGTATTACAGCAATTAATGATGTTATTGAGACTATCGGCACTTCTTCTATAGGGAATTGGATAGGTACAATGGTTAAATCATCACAATTGGGGGAAGTTGTTTCTACAATTTCTCAATTGACCCTTGTACGTGACGCCATAGCTAATTTCGGGAGTGGAGAAATCAATACACAAGGAATTGAAGCAGCAATTACTGCAATCGATTCAGTAATTCAAAAGCTGAACACTTTACCGGAAACTGCTGATATTGGCGGCTTACAAAACATGATCGGTGTTTTACAATCCTTAGTAAGTCAGTTTGATGCTGTAGTAGCAGCTACACAAGCAAGCATGACAGGAATGGATGGGCTATCAGCTAATTTCAGTTCCAATCTTTTATCAATGCAAAGCAATACTACAGCTACAATGAGCGCAATTCAGTCGGCAGGTACTTCTGGGATGGCAGCATTTACTTCAGCTATTGCTAGTGGAATGGCTGCTGCATCGAGTGCGGCACGAGCCGGAAATACTCAAATTGTTAGTGCTTTTTCATCGTTGAGGAGCCAACTGTTTTCTGCAGGTTCTTATGCGATGTCTGGTTTAACTGCCGGGATTCAAGCAGGTGCAGGATCAGCAATCGCAGCAGCGCAGTCGGTAGCAAGTCGAGTGGCGTCGGCGGTTCGTAGTGCATTAGATATCCATTCACCTTCACGAGTTATGATGGCTATTGGTGGATTTGTATCTGAAGGATTGGCTAATGGTATCCTTGCGGCTCAGAACTTAGTGCAAAAGGCAAGTGACGCACTGGCGTTGGCAACAATTCCGGATCAGTTAGCGACAGTTGCTGCAAACGGGACCGTAACAAGCAGTGTTCATGTTGATGATGAAGATATTTCTCGTCTAAAAGCTTCAACAAGTTCTACGGTAGTGGTCCAACATAAGCAAGTAGTACCACAAGTTACGATTCAC